TAGGTACCTATTTTACCACAAAGGGTACCTGCGGAACATCAACAAATCATCAATCGCTCTTCAACTGTAGATTGTGGCTGGGATTGTGTACGTTGAGGGAGGTGGTGGCGGCCAGCTGCGTGATGCAGCCAGCCGCTCCAATGGAGGGAGGTTAGATTGTGAAGTCGGCGAACTCTTCAGAAGAGACTGTTGATTTGCCTGTAAGCAGTGACTGCACTGACTCAATATCCTCAGCTGAGATCTCGTCTGCAGCTGCGAGCTTACCAATGTACCGCGCAGCTTTTATCTGACGACGCATTGCCTGATACGCAGCTCTCTGCTCCTTCATTTTCTTTCTGGCTAGCGTCGCAACTTTCTCTCTCGGTACTTCACCTTTTCCTTTGAATTTGATATCAGCGAGACTCATGAGACCAGTGAGGAGATCTGCACTGAGTTCGTTAACGGTTGCCTTCTTCGCCTTTGCTGTAGCCATGATACCCTCCATTGTGAATGCTGCGCGTTGTGGTTGTGTGGTACGATCCCGCAGCAAAATCATACCCACTTTCATTATGATATATTATAAAATTTTATATACATAATGAACATAGATACAAATATCTAGCTACTTTGAAAGTGTTTCACACGTGGTCCGCGCGCGTCGATTCTACGCGTTGTCCTGGTCTGGCTTCATCTTCCTGCTTCATAATGTTGTTCACCACTTCAGCTAACATTCCGCTCAATGGGCTCGATGCTTTCGTAATCCACCGTGTTCCATTGGGTAATACAAACCGTATCGTATCATCGTTTCGTCGCATGCTTCTCCTTTCTATTGTCACGCTCTCTCTGAATTGAGATGAAACAACCATAACACACGAACTCACCACAGATAATGTTATGATTGTCGCCTTTCCCACACATTGCACATTTATGTGCTACGAATCTCGCTACAATGAGACTGAGTTTGAATCCAATAAAGCATCGCAAACATCTCACAATTGTATGCGGCTCTAATCCAGTTTTTCCATGACGACATCTCCAATATTCTTTGAGCCTCACATACGTCATGTGCGATCTATACAGGTTTCCACCATTCGGTTCTAACATTTTATTGAGAATGTTAGCACGAAATATTGGCTGCTCTGTCGTATGCATGACGCCTCCATCATGTTACATGAGATCAGTTCTAATCTTCACCAAACGTGGCTCAATCAATCGTTCCTTTGCTGAGATTTTTCGAAACCTAATTTCAGCTAACGCACCCATTAGCTTTTTGCGATTTTTCCAGATTACATCTCTATCTTTGTCTTCAAATCCTGTACCAACTGATGTAGTAAGATTGCTCCAACCGCCTCTATTGAGAGGCACTTTTACTTCGATTGATCCTAACGTACCTTTCAATCGATCCTTACCTTCATTGAATCCTACAATTTTACAATCGATTTCAGCGTATGGTTTAACCTTCAGCCATTGCTTGCTTCTCTTTGTTTCATATGGACCGTTGCGTACTTTCAAAATTGCGCCATCACATCCACTCGCTAAGAAATGTCGGTACTCATACATGAATTCAGCATAGCTTGACACAGAGACAGATGGCACAGCTACGATCATTGGATTTGCCTCATGCGCGCATTCAACCAATTCAGCCATGAATTCTTTTCGTAATGAGAGCGGCAAATCTAGCTTTGATGGATGCACAACATCGAATATCCGATACTCTAACCGAATACCTGTATCGTGATGTGTATGTGCTGCGCTGATCGTATCAGACCAATCACCACCAAACAATTCACCGTCAATGATATAACCTTTAAACTTTTTTACGCTATCAATAGCTTTGCAGATTTTCTCAACGTTATGCTTTGGCTTTCCTTGTCGAGACATCCACTTTCCATTCTCAGTTCTTACAAACCGCTCACCGTCAATTTTAGGTTCAATGAAATGTTCCTCCCATGTTCGTTGACTCCATTCTTTGAGTTCATCTTGTGAAATCTTTTTAGCGAGCATGAGAGAAGGTTTCATTGTCGTTCCTTTGTAATGGTAATGGATAATGGAGCCTACACCATTAGGCATAGGCTCCATCATTTACTTCTTGGCTTTCGCTACTTTAGCTTTTACTGGTTTCTTTGCTGCACTGTCTAGTCCGTCAACTTTCTCTATTACAGTGCTAGCAACTTTCTCTTCCTCACTTTCGCGTTTGCCATCCTTGATGTTAAAGTCGGCTTCCTCAAGTTTTTGCCGCATGTACCGATGCTTGTACCATGCAAAATGTCCACGTTTACTATCATGCTTAAGGAATCGCGCTGTCGGATACTCCTTCGCTACTTCCTTGTCAACTTCCTGTTTGCGAATATTTGGATTTTTATCCAACAGCGAAAACACTAATTCCTTAACTGAATTATACTTGCCAGACTTTGAGAGTCTTGGCATTAGTTTCACGCCTTTTTTCCCTGGCATGATTCCTCCAAAACTGCTTCATGTTTACCTCCATTCGTGTTGGCATTATGGTGTCATAGTGAAACTTAATCTACTTCACTCAATACGCCGACATCGAACCTATCTGTATAGGTCCATGCGACTAGCTTTCATCCTCCTCATTTCTTTCGCTGAGCTCGTCAATTGAATCTTGCAGCGTATGATGATTTCGACCTAACCATTGAGTGTCATTCATCACTGACATCTCAATATGTGCAGCCCATGTACGTCGATCAAGTTCAACACCATTACTACCTTTTGCTTCGGTCAGCAGCGCCATCGCTTCTCTTGAAGCTTCCATAATACGTTCTTGAATTTCACGTAACTCATCCACAATTTCTTCAATACGTAATGGTGTTACTTGAACGGTCTTCATAATTACTCTCCTCCGAGTAGTTATATGTGAATGCTTACTTACGCTGCTTCTTTCTTGGACTTCTCTCCTTTCTCACCCTTCTTCACGACGCCAGAGATCTTAATGTAGCCATGTTTCTCATCGTAACGCAATGAACTACGCTTACCACCTGCCTCTAAGAATGATGCAATGTTCTTGTGCTTTTTATAGAGCTCAAACTTCTTGAACGCATTCGTACCTTTGCGCTTTGGATTCTCCTTAGCAATAATGGTAATCTTACCATCGACGATGACAGGTCCACGACTTTTGCGCTCTTTCTTTTCTTTCGTTTTTCCAGCTTTTGCTTTCACTTTTGTGGCTTTATCTTTCGTTGCTTTACCTTTCTTCTCAAGCTTTGCGTCCTTCTTCACTGGCTTTTCCTTCTCAGGCTTCACTTTCTCTTCCACCTTCTTCGTGACTTTTTCTTCCTTCACTTGTTGACCTTTAGCCATTTGTGCTACTCTCTTTCTATTGGCCTCTTCAGACCAAATTTTAGGTGGACCGCCCATTCGTTTTTCTGCTTTCTTTGCAGACTTCCTACGCTTCTTAATACCAATCTCCATCTCACGAATACGTGACTGAATATAGTACCGTCTCATGGACTCTTCATCGGTGAATTCTCCTTCAGACAACTCAGCGTCTGTTTCCTCTGAATTTGGTATCCATTCTTTTGCTGCAGCTTTTTTCATGTCACTGATTCTCGTTGTTGTGTAAGATTTTGTCGGCTGTTACACCAACAAACGCTTTTTCAAACGCCTCAGTTATTGACGGCAACATATAGATTGGCACGAACGGTAACACCTTCCTAGCGATTTCGCTTATCACCTCTGGTGGAATATCTTCCATCATCGTTTTTTGTGAAAGCATGTTATCACCTTTGAAGGTTATGAATTGAACGCGCGTACGCGTCCTTGCGCACACGCAATCAATTAGCTATTCTTCGCTCTCGTCATCGCCATCTTCAGGCTCAAATCCTTCGCTCTTTGCGAGCTCCTTGCTGCCGACAACCACAATGTTGCACGACACTTGGCAAACACAACCATCAATGATAATCTTTCCGCTCGTGTTGTATCCAACGCTGCCTTTCTTGAATTGCTTCTTGCTACCAATGAGTGGTTGACCGTCAATGACGACTGGAATCGCCATCTTCATTTTGTCGATTGCCTCTCGTGTAGGAAGCACCTTCCCTTTCTTGTCCGTTTTCACTTCCTCAACTTTGCCCTTTCCTTTCGCCTTGGTTGAGGTTGATTTCGTTGCTGCAACTTTCGCTGATTTGGCCATGCTACCCTCCATTAAGTTAGGCTCCACTATATGCACCATGCATATATGTGCTAACTGTATCTATTATAAAATAAAATAAATCTATTGTACAATGTAAAAATTTATTAATTATTTATAACTAGATCAGTTTTCTTCTCCTAGAGCCTCAAACGCGCCATTCGTGAGGTCATTCACGAATAGCGCAACTCTATTGTTCTCGGTAGCAACGATACACACACGTGTTTTATCAGCTTTGATTCTACGGTATTCATCGTAGATATATGACAGTTCGGTAGGAACTGGCGGCAACCATTTGGTTAGCCTCACCAGTTTTTTGGAGATATCAGCGCGATGGTATATCATTAAATCTTTAAACTTAGTCACCGGCTTTGGGTTTCTTACGAGTCTTTCGAACCCATCCTCTGAGCCATCTTGTAAAATGCGCTGTTTTAACATACAGCATCCCTTTCTTCACGATGCATTTGTATTTGATAAGATGATAAATGACCTCAGTCGCAACAGAGATAGAAACATCGAGATGTTCAGTAATATCTTTTGCATTAATGAACGAATTGCTCAGCAAATATTCATATGCTTCATTCTGACTTTTGAATGAACGAAAATATGACGTAATGCCGTTGATGTTTTTATCTTGCAGTTTTGGATTGAGTTCTTTTTTCTGCCATGAATGGTCGTAATACCCATTCACATCTGCCTTGTACACGCATCGCAAAAATGTTGCAGCGCATTCAACATGCAGCTTCTTTACTTTTAGAATTTGTCCATTATTATCGTTGCTGTATAATCTTCCAGCAAACGCAATCGCAATCTTCGCTAATTTAAAGCGAATGTTCTCACCTTGAATTAGAGGTATACCGATATCGTAGAATTTTCCAAGGCGGTTTGAACTCGCCATAATCGTGTCCATCGCCTCTTTTGAAAACTCTATTTGATCTGGTGTACGGCTCCAAATCCACATGATGAGCTCGCGTTCTTCTCTCTGCGAGTACATCGACTTTGTTTCACTGTGGTACTTATTGATATTTTCGATTGGCACTTCTTCATGAGAGACGATACACGCAAAATCGAACCGTGCAATATCTTCTGGCGCCTTAATGAGATCCTGTAATGCATGAATCCCAAACGTATAGTTCGCCATTGAACGACTTGGAGGATTTGCCAAGAAAAGTAATCGTGTTCGTGCATTTGTAATTTGTTGCACGATCTTCGTTACTTCTGCGACGCCTTCACTCCTAATTCTCGACATCCTTGTCCAATCATTCTCTTTCAACTCTGACGCTTCATCGATCGTCACAAGTCCACGATCATTCAGTGGAATGCGTCCCCATGAAATAACCCAATGTGATCCAATTTGTTGCGCACCACCAACCAATCCAGCAAACGTACAATTCTCTGCACCAACAACTTCACCAACACCATAATACCTATGTAGTCCTTCTGCAACATGTCCTTTACCACATCGTGTATCGCCTAATACAATTGCATCGACTCTTGCTGGTGCTTTATTTCCATGGACAAACTTAAATTCCAATGCGCTATGAAACACTACATCAACGACCATGTGAAGCAAAAACCTCCCATAGATCTTTGTCACATTCAGCGCATATGACTGATACAGTTCGCCCAGATATCTCCATACATCTTCGACAGTTTCGAATTTTTTCGAAAAGACCGACAGCCTCTTATGCAATTTTGGCGACATCACAAATGATTCAATGTCGGACTTTGCTTTCTCAGCCTGAGAAAATACATACGTTGTAATTTGCGACTTAGGTTCAACGGTTGAATAACCATCAAGATAATACGTATGGTTGGAATCTAAATCATGCCCAACAAAATATGATGTCTGTGCCGCAGACCATTTCGTTCTGTCTTCTCCTGGAGGCTGAGAAATAAATATGCGCAAGACGTTTTGTGTCTCAGTCACATTGACTTTCATTGCCTTGCATGAAGTGCCAATATATGTGCGCATAACTGAAGGAATACGCTGTGTTGCCACATCGAGAAACATTAAGAATTTCTCGTCTTTCGCGGTTACTTCGATCTTTGTTGCCTGCTGATATTTACATTTGCCTCCTCTACATTCAGAGTCAAGGCATTGTACTTCAGCATATTTTGGAATTTTATATGGTGTTGCGCTTCTTCCAGAGACAATTGCACGAATACGGATCGGCGTGTTGTGAAATTTCGATTTCGCAATATCGCCGAGATTGTTCAACATGTTGCCATCCTCAATGAAACGCTGGGACCGAGTGTTTATGCTCGATCCCAGCGAGTTACTGACTACTAGCGACTACTTCTTTGACTTCTTCTTTTTCTTAGAAGCCTTCTCCTTCTTCTCCTTCTTTGCTTTCTTTTTCTTTGGCTTTTCTTCTTCGTCTTCGTCTTCTCCGTCTTCACTGTCTTCGGAATCCTCGCCATCCTCGTCTTCAGAATCTTCTGCATCTTCTGAATCTTCAGAATCTTCAGAATCTTCGGAATCCTCAGCATCTTCCGCATCTTCGTCTTCGTTATCTTCAGATGCTTCACCATCCGCAGTGCCAACTACGGTGACGTTCTGATAACCACCATCATTGGTCTTCACTCGGATAGAGAACTCTTCAGCATTATCGTCGACAAAGCTCTCCAATGCATCGGGAAGATCTTCCATATCATCAGGGATTTCGACACCGAGAACTTCACAATGGCCCTTAAAATAGGCAATGTTTTGTTCGCTTTCGATACCCTGATACGTGGTGATCTCCTTACCCTTCATCTTTCCACTCGTAATCTTAAACTTCTCAGCCACCTGTAAACGACCGTTCTTCGAAGTACCGATCGTCATGCTCACCAATTCCGCAGTATACTCTCCATCCTTTACTTGCGAACCACCAGTCCGAGCTTCGGCTTTGGACCAGGTCTTGGAAAGCTTCTTCAGTGACTTTGCGATATCAGTAGCCATGTGTAAAACTCCTTAGATTGCGCACAAATTAGGTTAACGCGTTAAGCTATCTACTTCGGTTTGCATTATACGCACGCTAACGATTACATCATCCACCTCCTTCCCTCATTCGTTCCTTCATTTCTTTTTGCGACCAGTGTAGTAATCTGCGATTAACGCATACGTCTTCTTTGGATCAGCAAAGCTCGCTATTTCCGTAGGAAGAAATCCGTCTCTATCACCAGCCTCCAAAAATTCAGAAGGTTCAAATGAAATCATTCGTTTCTGTTTCCTCACCAACTTCCCTGTTTCCGGATCCTTTACCTTTATCTCTTTGAAATCAATGCAACCAATGACTGAAACAAGCGGAATGATAATGCGACGCGCGCGATCAGGTAATGTTGAAATTGTTTTTGTGACAACACCATTGATCGTGTTTACATCTTTAATTTGCATATGTGAAATAAAGATGCATCCATACTGAGAGCCAATAATCTTATTCATCACCTTCTTAAATTCGTTGTCGATCATTCCAACGCCTTTACCGTACCCAGCTTCTGATTGATGCTCAATCTTTAGCTTTTTACAAATGTACATTTCAGCGTTGGTATACATTGCATCGACGAAATCGAAGACTACCGTTTTATATGGCAGCTTCTTTCTATTCTCAATGAGATAGTCAACAGCCGCAACAAGCTTCTTATGACTATTCACAAGAATAAATGGCACTTTTAATCGTTTGACCTCCTTCTCTGATGTAACAAGAAAAATCGCATTCGGCCAACCGGACGCAAGATTTGTTTTCCCAATTTTTGGTGGACCAAAGAACATAAATGCTGATCGTTCCAGTGAAATCTTTCCATCAGATTCTTGGATTTCAATATCCAAATCTTCATTCATCATCGTCTTCTTCAGCCTCCTCTTTTTCAGTTACCTTATATGCCGGTCGAATTGTCAACAACTTTATCTCTTTCTTCTCATCGCCATGACAGAGCCCGTAATATTGGCAACGTCCCCATTCATGGATGCAATAACTAAAATCTTGAAAATAATCTTCCTTTGTCTTACATCGCAAAATATGCTCAGTCACATTGCGCAATGTATTCAGTACATGTGCACCATCGATAAATGGTTTCTTCAATCGTTCGAGATGGAACTTCAGACCATCTCCAGTTTGATACCAATCTTCCAATCGTCGCAAATATTCACCTTTAGATTCTGATTTCTTTTGGCGAATGCTTGGCTTGCGAATAATTTGGTAGATAATGCCTTCAACTTTGTCAGCCTTCTTCGTTGCGACTAAGTTGTTAATCGTATGATATAGACTTGACTGAGGATCAGTCTTAATACCATCCACACGATGCATATCCAAACTCTTCAAATTCTTGAGCTCATAGATATAGTTTGAATCCTGATTATTGAGGATGTTATCGATCTTTCCAACCACGGTTACATGCTTGTTCAAATCATAATGCAACTCCCTCTCAGTTGCAATATGTCGCGTTACTCTCAGAAATTTTGCATAATGCGTTCGAAACGCGCGCAACATTCCCACAGTTGTAAATGCTTGTTCAGCGAGTTTCTCTTCATCATGTATTTCCATTTGTGGAAATTGCTTACGCGCCTTTTGTGCTTCCTCTTTAAAACTTTTCTTAACGACAGCTTCTGCATCCTGAGGTTTAGAGAAAAGCGTCTGAATACCATTGTGCATAATGCGCCCAGTAATAAATGGTATTTTCAAGACAATCTTTTCTAATCGTCGTACATGCTTCCAATAGTAATATCGTGGACATTTTCTAAATCCACTCATACTAGAATACGAGACGAACAATTTATCAGCCATTATTATTGTCCTTCTCTATATAATGAATTACAACAGACTCTTGTCCTGAAGGTGGAAAATTATTTGGCATTGCTGTAATAGGTATCCAATCACTGCTATCTTTTCTAATATACTTACCATCATTGTCCATTCATCCAACCTCCTTAAACGATCCCTTCAGTTCAGCAATAAGATTTTTCTTTTTACGTAAGCAATCGTACACCTTTGTTTCTACAGTGTTGGTCGTAACGAAATCAACGTATGTGATAGATGAGTGTTTCTCAGAACCTTTTCTCCTAATTCGAGCTTCACTATTCGCTCGTAAATCATATGACCAGTGATTGGAATAATATATTGCAAATTTGCTCGCAGTAAGTGTGACTGATTCTGCCGCCTTTTTCTGAGTAGCCAACAAAATTGTATATCTCTTGTCATGCTGAAATTTCTTGATCACTAATTCTGGATCTTCAGTTGCACCAGTTAGACCAAGAACTCCATAGCCTAATCGTGTAAGAATGCGACGAATTTTATTGATCGAGAATCTGAATGCTGCCCATATCACAACCTTATTGTGCTTTGCATCCATCTCATCCAATGTCTCGATCAGCGCCTCATCTTTATTTGTTGGAATAATCTCAACATTGCCTTTGTCGTCTTGCACATAGCCATCACAAATTTGCAATGACTTTGAGATGAGTGCAAAGATGTATTGTGTATCGATCTTTACTTTTCCTAACTCCAATCGATATGTACTCTTAAATTGCGCCAGCAGCTCCTTCTGCTTTGCTGTCATTTCAATTTCAATTGGCTTGTATATTGCTGGTGGCAACTTCAGCGACTTATTTGAAACGCGAATACAGAACTGTGAAATTTTATCGATCAGCTCCTTCACCATTTTACGGCGAGGTAGCGTCTTCATTCCAACTTTTACGAAGTATGTATTAATGAACGCATAATATGATGAGCCTAAGATCGATGTAATTTCCTTCTCATCGAGAATGAATTTAATTTGTGCATAGAGATCAGCAATGTTTTCCGTCACTGGAAACCCAGTCATAATGAATCGTCGACGGACTCGTTTGCCAATATCCCATAGCACTTTTGTGCGCATCGTATGAGGCGACTTAATCTTTGTGCTTTCATCGAGGATGATGGCATCCCATTTGTAGCTTACGATCTCTCGATAAATGTTTTTCACACCGTCATAGTTGACAAGAAATAATACGGTGTTGTTTGATTTTGCGTGATATGGACCTGCAGATACATGCGATGCACGCATTCCATATTGTAGCAATCGACCTTTCTTTCTCCTCGAACCAACTAACACAACCCATCGAAAATTTGTATGCTGTCGAATTTCAGATGGCCATGTCGATTGCACGCTTAACTTAGTCGATACCACTAATACTCGACGCAACCGCGCTTTATCGATAATGTTTAATGCTGCAAGCGTCTTACCAGTTCCATAGTCGGCAAATATCCCAACACCTTTTGCTGTCGCAGTTTTATTGATCGCAAAATCTGTGATCTTTACCTGATGGCCCATCAACGATGTGCGAATCATTTATCACCAATCAATGAAATAAACTTTGTGCAATCTTTTAACATGTATAAACCACCATACAAATGCCCACCATCGAAATATCTTAGGTATATGCACTGAGTGTTCGCATTTAGTGCAATACATTGCAATCATCGTAAGCACCATGCATTGTCAATAGGGTCCCTATCAATAATTCTTGTTTCTACAAGCTTCTTAAATACTCCTTCAATCTCATCCATTGGCGCATCAGGAAATACTGTCTTCAGAATATCCTGATTTACGAGAAAACGATTGCTTCCACTCAACCGACTTTTGTATTCAGATTCGATGAGTTCAACAAACTCATTATAAAGTTTATTGATCGCACATTTCTGCAAGTATTCATGATATGCAGATCGACCTGCAATTGCACCAACAATTACAATGGTAAATAATGCCGCTGCCCAAAATAGTTGATCCATTACTCCTCCTATCGTATCACTGATATTGCAATAATCGACGCGTCTTCGATTGGAATGGCTTCCATGATCTCACCATTCTTTACGATATAAAAATTCTCCGTCTGTTCCACAACGCAATATGATTGACGTGCTGTAGGAATTGATCCACTCATCTTTACAACATCAGATACTTTATACAATTCTGCGGTGCGATCAACTTGCGCTTTATTTTCATTGACTAGAAATTCATCCAACTTCTCGTTGATATGCATTACACCCTCCCATAAATCGACCAATGACCTATGCCAATTGCATCACAGACGTTATGGTTGAGTTCTTCCCATTCATCTTCACTATACTGCCAACTTTTCTTTCCACAATATGTTGACTTAATGCGATTCTTTGTGACCTCTTTTGAGAGCTGACCTTTCCAACCACGTGGCAATGTGAATACGAATTTATCGACATCGTCACGCATTTGATAGAATAGTCCGCACATAAATGCGAGCTTCTCAATCGATCCTGATTCTCGTGCTGCATGTCCAGCGATTGACCAATGATCAGGTAATTCACACACGATAGCTTGCACATTGTGCTCTTCTTGCATATGCTGTACTTGACGAAAGACCGAATATGCTTTATCGTAAAACTCTCCATCTCTCTTGGTGATTTTGTCTGGCGTCACCAATATTGCTTTATGCAATTCTTTAGACTTTGCGCCAAATATTGCCACACCGCAATAATTGATCGATGGATCGATCGCCATAATCGTTTTGATTTTTTTCTCAGTCTTCATCATGATCTCCAACACTTGTTGCGCCAATCTTCAATTTATATTCGTACGCAAGTATTACTGAATGAATCATCATATCTGGTGGTGTCCAATTTGGCGGCTTTATTACATCATGAATGGATGATCGTTTAGAATCTTTTGAACTTCTTGCTTTGATCTTCGTCATGTTTGCGTTATGTACAATATTCCACGCATCTTGAAATGGCAGATTCATAAAGATCGCAGTGCCAAGTGCAACATATACGAGATCGGCCAATGCATCCAATACTTTGACAAGATCTTTATTCTTTACTGCTTCTTCAAATTCATTGAGCTCTTCTCGCAAGAACTTTTTCCTAAATTCCAATATTTCATCTGATGGAAATCCAGGATATTTTTCAGTTGGCAAATCAAACTTTTTATGAAATTCCCGTACATCACGCAACATGTTATACGACATGCACCTTCCTCCGTTCATACAAATGTTTAACGTCTTTCCATTCTTTTACCGCTCCCCAACTTTCACTAGAAACTTTTGCCTCAACGCGAAGCGGTACTTTGAACGTCACATGATCTTCCATTGCTTTTACTAACTCATTCACAATGAGTGGTAATGGCTCTTTGTTACTTACTTCGAAAAGTAACTCATCGTGCACATTCATCAGCATATGCACATCCATTCCGCTCTTTGTAATCTTCTCATCACAGCGAATCATTGCTGCTTTTACGACATAGGCTTCAGTGCCCTGAATAATAACGTTCGGACCTTTATATGCAAATTCATGTGGCACTTTGTATTCACGATGAAACGACATGAGTGGTGAATCGAATGCCAACTTTAATACACCAGTACGATACAACTGACTCACACATTTCTTGGAATATTCTTTCACTGGCACATTAGCATAATATCGTTGCAAAATTTGCTCAGCTTCTAATCGTGATGTTTTCTTTCTCGCTTTACTACGTTGCAACATATTAATGAGCTTCCATCCACCCATTCCAAAGACAAGACCGAATTGGATGCCCTTTGTATCTTTCCGAAGCTCCTTCTCCACGAGACCGAATAGCATCTCACATGCAGCGTCATGTGGATCCCAACCATCTTTTACTTTCTTAATAAGCTTTGTCGCATTGGCATAATGGAAGAAGATCATCATCTGCAATGCTTTATAATCGATCGCAACAAAATTATACCCAGGTCTTGGAATGAATGCGCGTCTTGCAATCTTTGGCGCTTTTGCAGTCCGGCTTTCATCAGGTCTTGGAATTGTTTGGATCAATTCAGCTGATGTTCTCCCAGTTCTCGCTCCAGACGAGAAGAGAAAGAAACGTGCATATGGATCATCTGCCGTTGTATGTCGCTTATATAGTGGATCGAAATACGTACCTTTTTGCTTGCGATAAAATCTGTCGAGTAGCACAAGACTTATAAATGGATGATCATCATGTAATGATAATGCTTTTGCGTCAGTGATAAGATTGCCATTATCGTTGACTGGAAGATCGATACCAAGTTGCTTACAACAATCGCCTAACAATTTTGGAGAGTTGCATTTGAACTCACCTGTCTTTGACTTCCATTTTACCCGATGCTTTTTGAGATAGCCAACTAACTTCTCTTGCGTATCGATAATATCTTGTGCATACTGCTTTGCTTGTGCTCTCACAAACTTACGATCCACCATCATTCCAGTTTCTTGCATCTTTAAAATGATGGGTACAAGCTTTTTCTCAAACTGATAGATGCTATCAAACTTCTTAATCGGATCGCGAAATAGATACCATAGTTTAATGGTGAACACGGCGTCTTCGATCGCATATGGCTTCACCTTAAAACGAGGAAGCATCGAATAATCAAATTCGGTGCCTTCTTCTTTGCACTTTTTCTTTGCCTTCCGTATATATGGCGCAAGCGCTTTTTTCTCCTTGATATCTGCACCAAGATATCGTTGCGCCATTGGCTTCAAACCTTTGCGACTTGCAAAATTCTCATCCAACAGCGTCCCAGCGATGAGTGGATCTTCCCATGGTCCGCGACAGCGAATGCCAACATTTTTCAATGTATGTGCATCAACTGTGTATGGAAACATCACCTTTGTAATCGATGGATCTTCGGCCAATCGTTTGATCTTTGCAACTTGTTCAGAACGATGCGCATTATATAACTCAGCATTGAGTTGTGAGTCACATGACGTAATGATGAATGGCACTTTACGATTGTTGAATTCGCTGTCGATGGCGATACATTTATCACGATCAACGTTGGCCATTTCTCAACCTATCCCATTGTTGTGTCTCATCGTTATATGCATAACATTGGGCTGCCATCATCGAATGCTTCTTCGAAGACTCATATGGCATGCTCATTACAATATATGTAATTAGCATCCCTATTCCAAGCCATAGCATTTCTGTACTCATATTTCCCTCTACTCTGTGAGCTGCCAAGATTTGAATCCTTGACCTTCACGAATCCGCTCAAGAGAATTGACGTACATGTCACGCCATTCATCTTTATATGGCGTCTTCCAAATGATCGTCCGCACACCGATTTGCACAAGCACCTTTGTGCAATTGAGACATGGTTGATATGTGCAATATGCAGTCAGCCATCCATCATGACTATTACCGCGTGCGGTGCATTTCAGTACGGCATTCATTTCAGCGTGAATAGTTCTGATACATGATTTACCCGTATATCCGGATCCAGCAATAGGATTTTCCACAAGTAAGCAGCCAATATTGGTACAGTGATCATCGCCGCTAGCACTCCCATTATAGCCAATCCCAAGCAAGACATTGTGACGCACAATAACACAAGCAATCTTGACACGACATGTTGCAGCTTTTGATGCCACATCACAATGCTCCATCCAATATTTATGATTGAGATTTGGATTCATCGAGTAACCTCTCTACTGTTTCACGTTTACTTGCAATCGCCTTTTCGATTTCTTCATTTGTTGGCATTCTCACATTCATTGTCACTGTCTTTTGCTTTCTATGCAATCGACTTTCACTCTGTTTTATCTGCGAGTTCTGCAAGATAATCACCATGACATGGTTGAGGTTTACAATAACATCGCAATACTTTTCCCTTCAATTCACCGATTTTTTCAAGCACTTCTTTCCGCTGCTTTTGTAACGTCTTTGTCCATGCTTCACCGCTTAACCATCGCTTATGAGCCGTCACTGGATCATTTACTGAAATATGTGGACCTCTCCATGGATATTTGGCTGCTACAAATTTATTTACAAATGGATTGCCCCATATTGATGGACGACCGATATAGACTGACACAATGCCTATATTCTTTTTTCGTCTTCCATTAATCACTGTTGTCTTAGTCGATGCGTTGCATGAATCGTTCGCATTCTTTCCCTTGATTTTCTTCGACGGTAGTTGTTCCATCTTTCATTACCTTCTCAATAAACCAAAATGGCAATGGCAATGCAACGCTACAAATTCCCCTACTCGAAGTTGCGAATGCCTCGTAATGTCTGCAATCTTTGCATCGTTGTGGTTTCATTTCACCGCCTTCTTTACGATGGTGTTAATTTTCTCAACAACATCATTCCACGATGGAATTGCCTTCATCACAATATCATGTTGCTCTGCAGCAAATTCTCTCCTTGATTTTGGCGACATTCCTTCAATGACTGTTACATCACGATAATAACCCTTGCCGAATCCACTCGCTTCAGATTTATCTCCATGCATTGGCGTTAAGACTCTTGCGGCATGGATGTATCGAGGTCTCCACCACCCGCTACCTGAAGCCTGATAACATGGGGCCAACATCCCAGCCGATTCCGCGTATCGTTGGAGTAACTCTGGTTCTGTGAGGAAATTTCCATTCTTACGAAGATGCGCAATGATTGGCCATTGTGCGCCGAGCTTCTTATGCCACCGTGAATGATCTGCGAGAGAACCATAAATCCACCTCTCAACGCGTTTCTTTGGAATCTCTACTTCAGCTTTAAGTAATCGATATTTATAGAGGAATGAACTTGGATCGTAGCTCATTGTCGATGTAAATGGCGTCCCTTCCAAAATAATTTTCCGATCACCAAATTCAAAGAACGAACCCAACAAATTGGTCTTTCGGCGAAACATATTTTCTCGCAATCGTTCGAGCTTCTTCTTATCTCTCACGATGACGTCACGATCAACATGTTTTCCAGTGCCATTCTTTAGCAAAAAGTCGCGAAAGAGTTCGTTGTCTCTAATACCCGCAAGCGCTTTGTTCGCTCTCCAATCGTCAATGAGGTAGAGTACATTATCGTATCTCGATGCGGAAATGATTTGATAGAGGAATTGGTTTGAGAAGTCGCCAATCGCACCCAATCCAAGGATGAGCAATTTGTATTGGTCGAGTTTTTCGCCATACTCAATTTTTCTCCAATCAACCGAATGTCCTGCTTTCTTCAATGCTTCATTGAGTGCAACGATCCCACTACCGAAAAATCCTGGTCGAGGATTCTGCGCTTGCACCTTCATCATCCCAGTAATAAGAATCTTCATCGCTCCTCCCTCGCTATCCTCATATACGTAATCGTCTTCAAACATTTCCTACAGCGTTTATGTACCTTCTCTCTAGACTGAGGTATTGGTCCATACGTCTCAATGGAATAAATCTCATAGCGATGCACACAACACTTTTGTGTCTCTTTAAACGTCATTACCGCTCCAATTTATTTCGATAGAGCCGAAACATATCGTCATTGTAGCGACAAATTGCAATACTATGCGCATCAAAACCAAGTATCTTTCCTAACTCTTCGACTGACATATTGATGGTGAAATTCTTTTGACATTCTGCAATGGCTTCCATCAATGTTAGATTTGTTTTTATGAAATGTTGAAATGGTACACCATACATCTCAGTCACATCCCAACCTTTGAGCACCTCAATGTCTTTTTCATATACATGCAATGAGCCAATATTGTAATACACATTCCCACAACTCAATGACAATGAATTCGCCATATACATGAGGAGCAACTGCCAATGAATCGTATCGATCGAAAATCCAGTCACAAAATCTGATGAACGTGATGTCACAATAAGATGCACCTTCTCATCACGCACAAAGAATTGTAAAAAGACATTGCATGGAATGTGCGTCAATGCCATGTTGACTACTTCGAACTTCTGTAGAATTGAACATACAGCTTGTCTCGTTCTAAGATCTTTTTGCAACTTTAACAATACTGCTGCAAGCTGTCCTTCAAGCTTTTCTCCATATGATGCGCCAAGCGTTATGCCATCATTGGAATATTTGCGAATACCTTTATTGTATGATTCCATCACTGCAATATCATTCCGCCCAGCAAGTATCGCGCACATTTCAGCCAGCACAAATCGTATTGGCACAACACGATGTGTTGGATGCGAAAAGAAATTTACACCAGGTTCTGTAACTGGAATATCCAAATTGGCGTTGATCATCTCTCTCGCCATTTGACTTCCACGAGTTTCAAATGTCACGTCGTAATTATTCTTAAAGTATTCGCTCATATCTTTGTAGATGGACGCAAACGTTACTGAATCGTTAATGTGTGGCATTTTCCCCTCCTATAATAACCTTCGCAAATCAAGATCGAATCGCCAACTCTCTCCAATACGTGCATAATATGATGGATGATAAATCATCTTATGCTCACGATGTGTTGAGATCAAATACTCTTTTGCGACTTTTCCAATGGCGATAATCTTTGCTTGTTTATTCGTGCGAAGTATTCCTTCAATCTCATTGTACAATCGATGTGTGCATTCAAATTGCTCAATGCCTTTGGTTTTTATATGCCCATTCAACTTATTACCTTGTGGATTGCATTTCACCACATTTGTCAAGTAGTATTGTGTTGGATGGATGCCACAGTCATCGAGTGCTCGTTGAAATATACAACCACTCGTTCCATTATATAATGGAATAAGTAGCTGCTCTTTATTGGGTTGATGGCCTGATGCTTCACCAATGAAAATGTACTTCACATTTGTCATTGATCCTACTGCGCCAATTGGATATGCATGATTTCCTCCAACAACTTTCAAGTCACGGTGCTGCATTCCAATCGAACATTCACCATAGCGAAATGATTTACATTCATAGCGATTTTCTTGAAACCCAATCCCTGTAAACCATAACCGTTGTGTGAGATTAAAAAATGATTCGCGATAGCTATGCGTTCTCGTATACTCATATGATTTTCCAGCCATCCATCGACGAACGCGCTTTATCACATATGCATTCCGCTCATTCATTGACGCATAGTTGTTGCAATTCACGTAGATCGTATTTGATAGATCGAGCTCAGTGGCGACATCCACAAACTTTCCCGCCACAATCAACGAATTCTCTTTCAACTGATACGGTTCACGCTCATCATCCTTTGCCGTTGTTTTCCATTGTTCATGCGTCTTCTGGTCTGCATACATCACAATGAAAAGAATCTGCTCATTGTATCGTTTGAGATTATTCAGCGCATACCAATACATCTCATGATCGTACTCTCGATACAATGGCCCATAGACACTCTCACCAATGACTGAACGATCCCATACTTCAACATCATCTGTGTTTGCTACTCTCAATAGCACATCACCCAATGTCGCCAATTGCTCTTGCAGCGCTTTCTTTCCTTTTTCCTTTGGCGCACCGAGATGATGAAGCGTCGCTTTAAACATCGCACTCAACTGCTTGCATAATGTTGTCTTTCCGATATTGTCCGGACCCTCTATGCAAATAATTTTCTTCATCGTGATCTCTATTGATAAACGTAAGGTTTTCCCGAGCAATTTGCTCCATTATTTTGGAACACCAGCATCACCCACCAAAGGATGTGATGAATATGATTATATATCACAATTTCATTGAGAAAATCAATAACTCATCAATAACGTTATCTGGTACCTGGTGTCTCCTTTACGCACGTTTGTACGATATCAACAACGCGCTGCTCGCTTACACCATGTGCCTTCATCAACTCTCTCGCCACGTACCATAATGCTTTTTCTAAATCTGCTTGAGGAGAATTCTTCATGCGATGTCGCGCAATATATTTCACTGCATTTCCATCATTAAAGCCTAACTTCCAATCTTCGATTGCGTCAATGACTTCGATTTTCCCTCCATTATAATGCGATGGATGAATGACGGCTTCTTTATCTTTATTCTTTTGTGGAAACCCTGCCGCAATTCCAACATGTCCTTCAGCGATTGCAGTTGTCACATCGATTGCCTTCTTTTCCATTGTTCCCTCTTGTGGTTGTTTTCGTCCAGTTCCATGGCATGTTGCACAATCTTCACGTTTCGCCACACCTTTTAAAAATGCCACTGCATGTTCACCAACTTTTCCCCATCCATAACCTCCACATGTACTACATTCATCATCTTTCTGCATAATGTTCACCCACCCTCTTCCACTGCAATACGCACATGGTTCTGTTGGCGCTCTATTATCATAGCGACTAGTATACCCAGTCACAAAATGATATCCACGTCCTTGACAATTCAGACAATCTATGTAGGTTAATGGTGCCATTAAATCACCGGTCCATCGACTCCATTTCTCGCTTTGACTTTATTCACGATTCTAGAAAGATCTCTTAATGCCGAACCTGGATTATAATGCGTTGGCACATTTTGTGCCATGTCTAAGGCATGCATAATTAACTCTTCAGCTTCTTCAACTGTAAACGTCAACTTCCCAACTGTGATGAGTGGATTAGATCTTGACATTGTCGCACCTCCATTCTCCGAGTTCAGTGTGGCTACCATCTTTTACAAAGTGAAAATCAAAGAACGCATTGGGATATTGATCGACCATCATCTGCCCAACGATCTTATAGACGTAGCGAATTTCTTCTTCTGCAGCTTTATGTGTACGCAATGGAATGAGATGGCGCAATGTGCGGATATTCGCACTCCAACCAATGTATGTCAATAATCCGATTGGCGCCATGCGTCTCATACGTGATGTCAACTTCTTCTTTGCATTGAATGATGCTTCATTATCGAGATTAAAGCGCACTGTCATCTCTTGTTGCTTTTGCTCTAGAAATGTAAACACCTCATAGACTTGCTGTTTGAACCATTCATTATCTTCTTCACTGATTTCAGCCAGTTGTTCAAACTCCATGGATTTCAGCTCAGTCAGTCGCACATACCTCAACGATTCTTGTGAAATCGCCACACCAACACGATGTCTTACAAGTTCATGTGTGAAAACACGACTCACATCACAGAATGCAAAGTTGATCATGGCGTGTTCGAAGACCGAGCCATGTGCAGACTTGATGACATTCGCCAAATGTTCCGCATTCCCCTCTCGAATCTTTGTGACATTTGGATTGAGCCCAGCACCAAACGATTTATAACATCCTCGTGAATAGACCTCACAAAGCTTCTCTACTTCACTACTATCGCGCGAGAGTAAGTCATATCCATCTTGTTTGAAGTTGTCTTGTGCCCATTGTCCTGCGCCAATGTGCTGTAAAAATCCTCTCATGCCACTACTGTTGATTTCTGGCTGTCCGATTTGAAATACACTCGGTTTCATGAACTTCATGTCGTACTCCTTGAATGTGATGTAATGGTTGCATCGATGAAATATCAATCTGTGGATCTCGATACCAATAATATCGATGCTCACCATCAACTTTCAATACCACCCTTGGAATCGCATCAATGTAATATACAACTTCGATTTTCCCATTAATCCTCACTTTGAACTTCTGTGACGGCCTTATTGAGGAATTTTCCACGCGATGATCCCTCCTTTTCAAGCAACTTTAATAACTCCTTTGCACGCTTTGTCCCAGTGATTTTTCTCACAGTTGCGCGTTTAAGTTTCCTTCCAGTTTTAAAGCCATAGTATGCCATTATATTTTCTTTCTATGTGTTGGATCCTCTTCAGCAAGTATTGGTGTTGATTTTCCAACTGACATCTGTGAAACATTATCATTCAATAAAATTTCAACAGCTTCAGTGAGCTGATTTGCAAATGCCATTGCATTAGTGATATCGAGAGAGATCACCATGTCTGGTTCTCGTTTTTCGTTTGATTTTTTCTCTGTATACTCGTACAATAACTCGATTTTCCGATCTTCGTGTCTTGGTCTGATTTTCACTGCCATGTTTCTCATCGAGTAATTCCTCAAAAATTCTACGATTGAGTAAGACAAGCGCATCAAAATAATCGCCACAATTTAAACAACGAAACATATACTTTGGAAAATGTTTCAGCTCATCGTATCTCGTAAATGAGATGTATTGCACAATGACTAGCCCTTTGCATCTCATGCAAGGACTCATGGGCTACCTCCGTTACTTTGAATTGTACGTCAGCAGCCACACAGTAAATTCCTTTGAACGCTTCCAATAGGAAAAGTACTTGTTATAGGCTTTACATTTCACCAAATGCGTAATGAAAATTTTTGCTACTTCACGTGAAATTGCGAGTTGCTGCATAAGATGTCGTACTGTTAATGTCGTCGCATTTTTCAATACGGGCATCACCTTCATTGGATCGAGATGCATTGTCCGATCGATGTACTCAACAAGACTCGAAAAATTGCATTCACCCTCACAATCTTCTGGACGGATCTCAAATGATGTGATGCCTCCTCCAGCAAACTTCTCATGCTCCATGACTTTTCGTTGAGGTACGATCACTGAACCATCTTCACCAACAAGTACATGCACTTTTAATGCGACACCCTTCACCTTCTTTATCATTTGGCTATGTTCAACGAGCGTATAAATCATTGGACCTTTGCTCCCTTCTCGTTTGAGAGATGTGTTAGTAACCATAAGACTTCTTGAAAATCATCAGTCACAAGATCCGCCATTCCATACATGGCGTCAAATTCTCCTTGCTTCATCTGCCCATAGATGATCAGCTTTCCTCCATCAGCGCCTTTGATCCACCCAGCTTCCATATGCGCTGATTTTCCACAAGGTAGAATCAAGACAACAACATCAGACGTCATCAGCTCATCCATATTTATTTTATAGATCGCTTTAACGTGTTCATTCTGTAATGCTGTTGAAGGTGTAAATGTATTAATGAGTCTAAGTTCTCTTATCTTCATTGAATGTGGAAAGGCTTCGCTACCCTCGTCACAGAAGACATACGAATGCATGCCTGCATCGCGTATGAGTCCTCCTGCTTCACGGCACATATCTGCATTATTAAACGATCCGGCCACGTATACTTTCAATTGTTTCTCATTTTGACTCATATTCTTTCTCCTCACATTCTTCTAATCCTCTTGCAACATCTTGCAAAAGCCCTGAGTAGTACATTGCCTCTTCGGCTGTCAATCGTACTTCCATTTGTCGATTCTCGTTGTTGCGATCCAATCCCATAAATGTTGAGCGAATGGAAATTGTCTTATCATCTTCTAACACTGTATCGATTGAGATGGCACGCTTTGTCTTTGTATTTCCAATGGTCACATTCTTAATCACCACCATAGCCTCCTCATTGTCTTTGCAAAGATTGGCATACAAAATTCATAGCGTCGTTGCCAAAATTTATCATGGTCCATGTCATCAATCTTTGCTGCGTAACATTCACAATTCCAACAAAGATGCCACAATGCTTCCCATGCAACAATACAATAGTAGAGCCGCTCTTCATCCTTTGCTGTATTCTTCGTGTAGTAAAGGATATACCATGCTGTGGCTTTTACTGCATATGGCATCCATGTTGCAAGATGATCATCAAGTGAAAATGTATCTTCTATACTCCATCCATATCGTGCACGTTGCCAAAGATTCATGATCTCTCGATAATAACTCTTTGGATTAAGATAAAATTTCCACCATGGCTTGCACCATCGTCGATAACCACTATACATAAACCGAAATGGTTCTTGTTTCAATGGCATTGATTGCATCACTGGCATTTCACGATAATAAATCGTTTTGTCAGAAATTCCTCCAAGACGGATCTTACTTCGCGCCATTGTAATCTCCCATTACCACATCCAACTTTTGGTAGATAAATCGTCTCATAGCGAGATGCATGTGATCCAGTTGCAAGATACATCGCTGATTGGCGAATCAATTCTAAATTCGCCTTTTCCCACCAATTATGCTTTACTGGAAATGTAATGATGCGCAATTGTGGAAAACTATGTGGCACATTTCCACCGATTTTCAACTTCTCACCAAGTTGAAATGGTAATGTTGGCCATCGTCGTTTCGCATCTAACGCCAATCCCGCTCCCATTACACACGCACCATCTGTGCGAATCGTCCCATTCGTTGGAATGACTATGGCTTTCGAAAACGATTGCACAACAATCTCATCGTAGATTCTCCACAGATCATCGACGATCACCTTCATTGTGTGCCTTTCGTGTGAGTGTATTTTGCTCATTTATTGCAGCAGTCAGTTGATGGATCGCTTTCTTCAAATCGAAAATGTGATCCTTCAATGCGCGCACGTCTGACGATAGTTGAGTAATTGGTGCAATGATTTCTCCGAACATGTTGATGTTCCTTTCTATGTATGGTGAATTTCCGAACCATTGGTGACGACTTTCTCGCCCTCTTGCCCAGTCAATGGATTCTTTGCTTCAGGTTGTGATGGCATTTTCAAATCATCGAAGTAAATCCCAATGACAAACATTCCCTCTTTCTGTAACTTCCGCAATTTCCAATTCAACTTTTTCAAATCAACCTTGCAGAGGATATACTCTTGTTGCTGATCTTTTCCAGTGAACAAGATCTGCACTGTTTTTGAAAACGTCACCACAGTCTCCATACGCCTCCTTATGCTAACAGTGAAATCGCCTGTTTCACATAGTCGATTTGCTTTATCACATCTGCCAATGCATGATGCGATCGACTATCCTGCACAAATGGAAAATTTTTCATTGTACGCATCTCAACAGTTTGCACTAATGTTCTCACATCCATCAATGACTGATAATGGAATGGAAATGTCTCATAATTCATCCGATATGCTGTCTCTAAAAATGCCATATCAAACGTATTGCCATATGCCCATACATAGGTATATTGTTGATTTGTCGTTCCCACAATCCAATTTGTGAACATCATCAGTTGCGTTGCGAAACTAAGTTTATTTTCTCGCAATAACTCTTGACGCTTTAACATGCGATTAATGATCGCCGATTTCTCAGGAGAATTTGTCCACCATTCGAGTGTTGGCAAATCCATGACCCTCCCATGCGTGATCTGATCATGGATATTCAATGTATCATAATAGATGCCTTCTCTTGGCTCATCGATATGGTCCATTTCAAAATACTTTTCATCCAATGGCTTTGATGTCACGGCATATGGATTGAATTTCATTGCCGCAATGGCCAATATTGGCGATGTGACCGCATCTCCACCAAGCGTCTCAATGTCAAGCATGATATGTTGTGCATTCCAAATATTTCTCTCTGGTTTTTCTTTGCTCATCGTTTTGATCCTTTTAGATTCTCTTCAGAAATTCGACGCTGTCGCTCTAACTCACACACTTCTTTTCTCTCTTCGCTTGTTAACAACTCCCACCGTCGTATGTGAATGGATAGTACTTCCCTGCAGTGTGGAATGGTCGCAAAGCAGTCATTCACAGCAAGCTGCATCACACTCGTCAACGTTCGCTGGCGCAAGACGTGACGGTATTCTACTATCTTCTCATTTGTTTGTGCAATGATGTTTACAAAGAAATACTCTTCATGCATCGAGACCTTTCGGCAGAATCGTCTGTTCGATTGGATCTTCAGTATACATCTTCACTGCTTGTGGTTGGTGATTTGGATCTTCTGACGGTACGAATGGCGATCCATCCACATTACATGCTTCAAATCGAAGAATCTTTGTATTCAGCGCATTGATCTCATCAGATGGTAACACCACGATACCGCCTTTTGATTGCACGTACTTTGATGCCAATGCAAACATACAGGCATATTGTGCGCGCTGTTCGCGAATGATCGCTTCTTGATTTCGATTACCTTTGAACAGTTTGTTTGACATCCCATCCCTCCATGATTTTAGTAAGTTGAAAATCCATTACCGGACAAAAACCCCATGCATCAACACCAACATTAATGATATTCCCTCTCACTTTCCATTGCTCATGCACATGTCCACACACCAACCATTGATTCTTTTCTTGTGCAAATGCAGCATTGTACGATGCACGTTTTGGATCACCTGTTGGATAGTGACACAATGTGACCTCAAATTTTCCCAACTGAATGACCTTGCTATCTACGACTTCCTCAAATCCGATCGACCTCCACCAATTTTTAGAATGTGATTTATCGTGATTCCCAACAATGAGTCTCTTCCGACCTTTCAATTGTCTGAAAATCTCTTTCGTTTGATCAGCTGTTCCAAATGAAAAATCACCGATGAAATTAACCACCTCATCATCACTTGTTACGACGACATTCCATGCATACACGAGATATGCATTCATTTCATCCACATCACGAAATGGTCGATGACAGTATTCGATTACCTTCTTATGAAAGAAATGTGTATCACTCGAAAAATATTCCATCACATAGCCTCATACACTAACTGACCTTGAATCATTTTGAAATGTACATCACCAAGTATTTCCACTCGCTCATGCACCAATCGTTTGGCACATACGCGATGGATCATCTTTACGACATCACGTTGCAAATAAATCGTACCAAAATCCCCACGGATAAATGTGAATTGGCAAATGCTACATCTTAAATTTGTCTTCATGTGTATCACCGTGTCGATCAATCCATTTGACGACACATTCACCTGTTGTTTCACTTACACGAGCATATTCGATCCGCTGATATTCCTTATCTCGTGAAAGTAACCATCGATGGATTTTTGTTCTTGCTTCTTTCTCTCGATCGTTCATTGCAGTTTTTACACTCCCATACGGCATGATGTTATTGCTCTTCTCCTTCTCTTTCTTGATCGATCCAAAACTTTGGCATGAATATCCATGCTATCACACCACTAAACAATGCACCACCGATCCCTATGTCAACTGTCACTGCATAACTTGCAAATAACATAAGCATGGTGATAGTTGAGATCATACATCACCTATTGGCCACACATATGGTAAATCGATTGAGACGTTTGGAAAATAGCGCCGATAATGCGATGGCAACTTTCTCACAAGATTGGCTTGATGTGAACGGTGAAACTTCACATCACCGAGCCATATTGGTGGAAGATAACTTCGCATTGGCTCTATCACAGCTATTTTTTCAACTTTTGCTTTTACTGTATCTTTATACCCACGTGATGTCCATTCATCACAAATGGCAATCACATATTTTGCAAGATACAATTCAGCACCTTTCCACATCTTCACAGCTGGATGATTCTTCCAACGTAATGACCCAATGCCGAGTAAGCATTGCAAGATTTGCAACCCCTCAACACGCTGCTTTCCAAGCCGCTGACGATCAAGTACTTTGGCTGATCGTGAAAAATCTTTATACGGAAGAAATGTTTGCATTGTCTGTCTCCTCTACCGTGAGGATCAATGTGATATGGCCTTCTGATTCACTTTGTGATTGCCCAACAATGCGTTGTGTCGGTGATGAAAGCACATTCAAATACTTCTCAATGAAGTTCACATCACCACCACGTTTAAATGTGAATGCGAGTATCTTATACATGCAATTCTCCTGTAGATCGTTTCTCAAATCGCGTTAGAATGACACGCCCATTGATCAACTCTTTCTTCACACAGCGATATTGATACGGCAATCCTCCCTTTCGTTCTGGTTGAACTGCTAATGCATGCAATGCACCTTTCAAATCAGCCATGTCAAACGATTTCACTTGATGCATTGACGTCGACCATGGAAACTGATCTTCATAGAAAAATTCGATGAAGTAGCGTACTGTATCAGAGTCCGAGTTCATTTTTCGCCTTTCTCATTGCGATGGCCTTCTTTAATTTTAACTGTGCGACAATCTCATCATATTCTCGTAGCCGAGGTTTATGTGACTCATTATGAGGATTTTTCAATCGATCTTTCTGTGCCTCCCTCTCGATTTCTTCTTTTGATGGATCTGGTGCAAGTGCTGCAAACAAACTTGTTTCCAATGAATGGATGAGTAATCTCATCTCATAAATGAACGCATCTTGTTCAGCGGATAACGGCATTTCTCTTCTCCTCCTTATTATATTGTATTGTCATAGGTGTACATCTTCTCCAAGCGCTCTTCAACATCGTCAAGCAATGCTCGTACATTGGGTTGACTAATCCCAGAAAGACTCACATTGGCTGCAATGGCTTTCACTGCACGATTAAGATCGATCACGACTTTCACGAGATTTTGATGTTCTTCATGTGTCGCACTCATTTGTTATACCACATCACATGGGTGAACATGGTGAGCTCCTCATCTTTCTTAAAACTTTCAATGCTCACTGGAATGTTTGTCAACTTGTCTCGCCATACATAATAGCCAAAGCCATCTGATGGCACGAACATACCACTTCGGACGTTGTCTTTAAATTCCTCAATGGTAAAGAGATCACCGATGTCTGTCAGCGGCTCTAACGTTAATTTGACTTTTTTCGGTTGGTTTGCCATCATGCCTCCGATGAATCTGGTCCTGCAATCTTCTCTGCTCTCATGAGCATACGATTTTCAAGTATCACTTTATCCACGACTTCACCGCACTGAATACATTTGAATGCATCAAACTTTGTGAAGAAATCTGAGATCGTGACGAATCGCATTTGACCTTGACAACGCGCACATGGCACAAATGTCATCGTATTTTCCTCACTTTATGATCTTCTTCAGCCGCTGCTTTTGCTTTCTCGACTGTATCGAAAATACCAAGCAATTCACGTTGATCAAGTTCTCGCATGGGCCAATACATCAGCTGCACACGCTCAACGCGAATCATCGATGATTTATGTTTCACGTTATTTGCCACGCTACTAATGGTATATCGTGGTGAGCCATCCAAATAACCCCATACACGAATGCTCACAACACGAGATTCACTATCTGTGCGTTCCCACCGTATGGATGCGTTCTTTTCTTTCATCTCGCGTCTCCATAACGGCGCGTCTTCATCGTTGCTCAACTTTAAGTTCGCTGCGATTTCCCTTCCACGATAACTTCTCTTTGACATACCTCACCGCTTTTTCTGCGCATCAAGTTTTTTGAGCAATGTCTTTGCCATGCGTGTGCCATTCATATACATGTATGAACGACGATTTTTCAATTTCATTGAGCTATATTGTGCTTTCATCGTGTCACCTCACTATTCGGCGCATCGACAAATCCTCCACGTCCACCAACAGCGCACAACATCTTCGTACAGCCATGCTCATCCACAGTTGCCCATGTTGTGCCAAGTTCTGGTGGACATGTATAACGTGGTTGCACAACTGGACAAGGTGCTGCGCAACTTGTTAGCAATGCACCACTCAATATCATGTAGATAATTCTCATCTCATCCTCTTTTCCCAAGTATTTTATAATTCTTCTTTCGTGATGCGCGTGCAATCTTTCGCTTTCGCACTGCCTTCTTCCAATGGCGACGCTTATGCGTTCGATCACCAATCATAAACTGACTTCCAGAATGAAATGATGCGTACGGATCCATCGCATTGAACAATGATTGAAAACCTCCAAACATCATACGTCTTCTCCTCCTTGTTATGGCCGCTTTCCAGCTTCTAAAATTGGTAAGTTTGCTTCTGTTGGCACGTAAATTACGGTATTGTTATCTTTCTCGCTTAACCCATTGATCTACAGATATCGCAAATACAACTCATTATCTTTGAGGCTATCACCAATAATCTTATTGGCTTTTGCCACACCTTCAGCTCGAGTAACTTCCGCATCTGCTAATAATTGCGCAGATTCTTTCTTTGCGATCGCAGCTTGTACGGCAACTTGCTTGGCATATTTCTGCTTTTCTAATTCTGCCTCGCCATTAAGTCGTGACGAATACACCATATATTGTGGGCATCCCCATAACGTCCCAAATCCAATCACCATTATCATCATGGTAAATAATACCCATCCAGTTCCTTCACTCATTCTCTTCTCCATTCTTTTCTACGATATTTGTGAATAACGTATACGCACACAACATCCCAAATGGAACTTGGCACAAGCCAAATACAATGGAAATGTATATCTCATGCATGAAGAATGCTGTTGCTTGTGCGATGATCAAGACGATCGACCCCACCAAATGTTGAATGGTATATCTCATGATTTTTCCTCTAGTGGAGGATAGCGTCGATCAAATCGCCCTTCCGCAATACGATCATATAAGATGCTTCTCTTATGCACAAGCAAATCTTCAATGGAATAATTTTCTTGTGTTAACATATGTAACATTGAGAGACACACGATGATCACATCAGCGATTTCTTGGATCATCTGTTCTCGTTCAACGACAGAGGCTGTCGATGAACGTGCGACAGCTACAGCTTCATTCAACTCACCTACTTCTTCACCGAGTTTTCGTAAATGAGCCGGCATATTTGGTGGTCGACCATATGCCTTTAACGCATTGATAATCTCTTTTTCTCGTTGTGACATACCCGTCGGTTTGATGTATCTTTCGCTCATCATACCCTCATGTTATCATCTGTTCATGATGAATTACTCGCATATGGAGATTGTGCAACTTATTAAATGCTTCTGCATCTGCACCTCGTACGAACATCACAGCCAGTTTCGGCTCTAATGTCCATGTGAGTAAGCCGTATCCAAGCGTTTCATGGAGTCGAATGTACATTTGACTCGTCTCATCGAAAAGCACATAACCTCGTTCGACTGTTGGCATTATGTTACCTCATCAGATAATTCAATTCGACGCGTCTTACATTACTCCCAACTTACCCGCACACTCATCACAACATTGATGATATTGGCCATGTTGATCCGTCCAACATGTACGTGTTGCCGTCCGCCCATTACATTCACTACAGCGAAATTCATTCTTCGAAGAAAATGTCGTTGTGACGATACCTCGATAGGCGTCTGTGATTCCATCGCTCATAAATCATCCAACGCTTTCTTTCGCGTAATGATGTCTCGCATCGAAGCCTCCAATCTTCTGATGCTCTCCTCATAACGACGAACTTCTTCATTACAGACATCCACTTCCATTTCGGCAGCCAAGATCTTTTCTTGCATGTGTTGGATATCTGCTCTTCGATCCACTGTGCAATCTGTCGCGTAATGCGCACAATGTGTTTGCATCCATGCTGTAACTTGTCTTGTGCGCATCTCATCTCCTTATGTGCGACAATATTTCTTCCGCCCTCGTTATTAACAATCGTGGATGATGTAATGTCATGTTTTCAATATCTTTTGCAAGCGATATTAATGCACGCACAACCTCTTGTGGATCATCCATTTCCGCACAAACATTATAACATGCTGCAATGCGTTCAGCAGTGTCTTTGTTAAAACCACAGCCTTGATAAAATGTTCCCTCTTTAAATCCATACGTCTCACATGTTGTATGTGGACATCGACATTGCCGTACTGTTAATCGAGATTCAATTGTACGTGTGGGCATGAGAGCAACTCCGTTTGTTTGTCAAAATACTTCATCAGACTATCTGCAAGATCAGGCTCACCGCCAAAAAGAATCAATGCGGCAAGTAAGAGAATCAATGCAAACGATCCTAATATCGCTTCAATCACTGTACTCATGTGTTATTTCCTCGCAATTAAGATTGCAATACCCACGACGCTCAAGAAAAATAGTGAAATTATAACGCTCACAAAATCCCATTCAGTCATCCCTATTCCTTCATCTTCTTGCGGTACTGTAGTAGGGCAATTTGGTTGCACCTTGGAATTTCAGGTAATGGCCCGTCAGCATGTTCATACCTCACAAACGCAAAATCACTTTGCTCTAATATCTCCCCCTCCACCTTCGGCAAGGCTTTGATCAGCACCCTCACGCGCTCCAACTCGGCTTGGAGGTTGGCACGCTGCTCCAACGCTTTACCAAGCCATGACCATTCTTCACTGAGAGCTGGGCAATTGTCCTGCCCATACTTACACGCATTAACATTCTCTCCGAAGTTGCAGTGCGATAGATGGACATCTAACTTCTTCGCCGCATCTCGCTCCTCCTTCACACGCTCCAACTCAACCTTCTTTAACCTTTCTTGTTGGTCTTTATAAAACTTCACCATTCTCAATTTTGCCTTTGCAGTGATTTGTCGCAATGATCGTACATATGTTACGATATGCATCTCACATTCTGTGCAAACTGTAAGTCCTTCACTTCCACTTACATATAGATTGATATGACGAACATGCTCACAACTTCCACAAATGTCGCATTCACCATGCATCATGTTTCCTCTCTTCCCTTCATGCGCTCCAACTCGGCGTGCACCCCCTCTACAGTTCTTACGGCCAGCCCAATATCGTTGAGTGACAGTCCTTCATCAATAGCTGCCAATATCTGGTGCAACTCCGCCGTGCGTTGGGTCGTTATGGCATAGAGCGATCTCAGTTCTTTTTCCAACAAACTTGCTTGACACGGCCATGGTAAGTCGCAGCTATAACACGTCGGTACGTCATGTCTCTGACTTCGCTTTGTTGTTTTGGCATGACTTATATAACTTGCAGGCGGTAATGCGCTATGCACAGGATACGTCGTGAGTGTCTTTATTTGCGACTCCAACTCCTGCACTCGCGCCTGCAATTGCTCAATCTGCTTCATGTGCTCATGGCGTTCATCGATGTAAGTGCGATTATCTGCCTGCAACGCCGCAATGGTCGCCTGGGCGTCGGCAAGCGTGGTGTTGATATAGAAATCATCGTCATCATGCTGAACGGGAATCGTCATCTTCGGACATCGTCCTTTCGAGCACATATCCCCAATTCGCCTGCGCGATTCCTCTAACCGATCATTCAACGGCTGCTGGCGTATGCGTTCCTTCAATTCGTCTGTTCGCGCCACGTCACACCCTCCAATAATTTTTCATAAAACGCTGTGCTTCTCTCAATCGCCATGCATTGAGTATTTTCACCAATACATATTCATTATATGCTGTATGTGTTTTATAGAGCTCTTGTGGCGTTGGTTGAAAGCCATAAATGATCGATAATGCGAGCGCGATACCTGGACTTCGACTCACACCAGCTTCACAATGAATCACCAATCTCGTGATATGGTAGTTCTTCTCAAGACTATCGACAAATTCAATGATCTGCGTTGCGTGCGTATCTTGCATCAAGCCATGCTCATATGGTAGAAGCGCCTCATGCTTCTTCTGACTCCAAGCTAAATACGGGTTGATATCATGAAATTTCAATGAGATTATTGTCTGATGTTCTTTTAATATTGTTGGGTGAACGCCATTTGGCGATGTCACACTAATCACAGCATCTGATGGTAAGATCCGCACTATGCGTCTAATGATCGCATCCTCACTACACACGATCATTGGTAGCTTCTGTGCACCATATCGTATCATCTCACGCATCACAATCTTTGCGCGTTCGAACTGACCACCAATGGTATACCATCGACAATATGGTTGATGCGTATGTGGTTGATAATACCCTTCCCCATTATAGCGACAATATGTGCACGGTGATGCGATCATATTCATTGCATTGGCAAGCATCTCACCCTTTTCCATAGCCAAATCCTTTCCTCCATAATCCTTTGAAGCGCGTCACTTGCACAACACGCTCACCATCAAAACTGAACTTCGCCCCACAAAAGGGACATTGTAGCACGTAAAAGGAATTCGTTGGTGCAGGTGCGGCGATTTTCTTGTGGCATCGCCAGCAGGTAAATGTATCCATCATGAATCCTATTATATAAATTTTTATTCGTTGAAAACATCAAATATTCATCTGCATTCATCAATTACTCATCAATCTCCATTATGGAATGTGAGCAATTTAATGGCATGCTGCACATCGTTCACATCTTGTTCCATAAAGCGCATCACATCAGCCATTGTTCCTTTGATTGTTCCAGTGGTATGTCGCGCAACGATATTCTCTAAGATCTTTGTTGCATTGGTGTTCATATTCTCTAGCTCTGCATTTTTCATTTTCAGTCGACAATACCCACAGCGCCACCATGATTCTTTTCCACCAGCGACCATACGTATGGCATTTGGCGCATCTGCTTCACATGTTTCAAAATTCCCACCGAAACACTCATCACAAACAAACGTCTTTCCATCTCGCATGGTTTCAAGAAGTGCATCAGCAGTATTACGCATACTCTCTGCGAGATATTTCATTACTGGAAGATCCATACATCTCACCTCTATTTAATACATATCAACGCTAATTTCACAATACATTTGGTCAACTCATCGATTTTCGCGTTTGCATCTTTCAATGCATGATGTAACTGTATGTGTTCTCCTATCATTCCATTCGCATCTAATAGGAGTTTATTGATTTGCTCACGCTGTTGTGCTACCCTTTCTTGTGCTTCTCTCAATTCTTTTTGTGATACTCTCACACATTCTACATCAATGAGATGCTGTCTCGCCGCTTGTTGTAATGATTCTGGTATATCATCAACTTTCATCACTCTCACTGCATGTGGATGCAATGAAATATCCATTGACGCACCCTCATTCACAAGCCGATGTTTAAATACCCAGTAATACATGGCTATACTCCTCCTATCGCTTTCTCCGTCCGATTCGTCCACTGCTCTTTAACCATGCTTGTGTATCATGCGCATCTTGCGTAATTTTCTCGATTAGCTGGTTGAAGAGGCGACGTTGCGCCACGGTTTTAATCTTTTCCTGCAATGTATCTGTGACGAATAATACTTGTGCAAAGTTCTCACATTCCATATAGGAGCAGATCACATCTATACATTCTTCGACTGTAATATTTGGTGTGTCCATTTTTCCATTCTCCATGTCATATGGTAGAGGATTTCACGATCGTTCCATAGGACAGTTGCAACGGCAACCTCTATGTCTATCTCTACGTAATTACATTGTAAAATTATGTGTACTCGTCTCGACTTCTTCTGCAGCATTTTTTAATGCAGTACGGATAATCTCTTCCACCTCCTTTAGCGACGTATTATACACGGAAATCACCACACTCTTTAGAAAGCGTTGACTTCCATGATACTCTTGAATTTGAATTTTTACTGTTGGTGTCTTTGGTCGAGTAAGTCGCATCTCCGCTCCTATGGAATTGATGTGCAGAAACTGATGTCATTAGGATCTGCAGGATTCGCATTCGCCCAATTACCGAGTACGCTATTATTCTTGTGACGCAATTGAAAACAATGCCACCCGCTTACGGTGCCATTAATCGTCGTGTTTGTACCATTCGGTCCAACTGTTGTAATAAGCGTTGATGCTTGTGCGCTATTTGCCATCCAGATTTGGGTCTCCACATTCTTCGCATCCCAGCTTAATGTCATGGCTTTTCCATTGACAGTGAGCTTGACGTTGCTCATATCAGGTGCAACGACAACTTGCTCCACTGGCACGACAACGACTGTATTGATATTCGGTGGCACTGGTTTTACTGTATCAGTCTTATATGCACCTTTTACAGGTCCAGATGTAGCGCTGATATTCTTCGATTTGTCGAATGCGCTCAATCGAAACCATTTGACATTTTGCGTATACTGTGCCTTATACATATTGGTGCCAAATGGAATGTTATCGTTGACGATTGTCCATGGATCTCCACCAGTATCTGATGTTTCCAAGATATATCCCGCCATATCTGCTTCAGTATTTGGCGCCCATGTAATGGTATACTCAAATACCGGTGTTGGCACAGCATATGCGAGAATTGCTGCGTTGAGCACTCCGATTGCACATAACATACTATAGATCTTTAGCCGACGCATCCATTCACCTCCACTGGTACGGGTTAATAGCCACCTTCACAATTAAACATGCGTTCAAATCGAGTGAGATCTAACGTATGCACTTCCTCATCTTCACTATCAACGAATCGTTCAAGCTCTTCTGCTAACTCTTTCAACTCATCCATCGTCTCGCCCATTTGCTCGTATTGCGTCCGTATAGTCTCAATGCCATGCGTCACCACACAACTAATCTTTTTCATCTCATCGAATGTGATGTGATTTTTCGTTTGCTTATTTCGTCTCACCTCCTGCTCAAGTTTTTTGACGCGCGTTAATATCTTTAGCAACTCTGCAGCTTTTCCTACGTTATTTGCCATTATTTCCTCCGAAAATATGAAAAGATAAGAATGGCCGCGACAGCTGTAAAAATCACACCAGCTAATGCGCCATTCATAAAGATATACACATGTTGCGATGTCATCAATCCTGCCTCGGTATCCATATGCCTCCTATAGGTTAAGTGCTTTCTGCAACTCACAATCATCTGCATGCTTTTCAACGAGATACAATGTCTTCTCAACGCCATCAACAACAATGGGATATGGTGTGGCGCTCGTATGACACATCATACATCGATGATGTGGTTCTGAACCAATCGCCATACAATTCCGTATGACAGATTTTAGCTGGAGAATTTTACCTTTCAAAATACCAATGACTTCTTCTGGTGCGCGTTTTCCCATGTTACATCTCCTCTGGAATAACTTCATTAATCTTCACGATCCCATTGACTTTTAACACTTTCACCAATTTATACATGCCAATTTCGATCTGCTTATTCGCTTCCGCAAAATCTTCAGGTTTATATGACGCACTCCATGTTTCACATGCTGAAAATATTTGCGTGTTATCACGAATAAACATTACATCTGGTAAATCAGTCTCCGCTGATCGACTTATGTTCGAGCGTTGAAGATCGCGTGTGTGTTTGATCACAACTGGCTTTTTGTGCTTCATGTCGTTGTCTCCTGTAAACCCATAATGCGCGGATGGCGCTCAATGCCATGGCAACGAGAATAAATGTCGTGATGACAATCGGCCATGATGCAAAGATATTCATGTACGATTGCAACACACGTGAATCAATACCATTCACATGTCTACCTCCATTAGTGTGACTGTCCAACCATTGCGAGTGCGAGTGCGCACAATGCAATGACGATTCCGCTCCATACATACCTCTTGCTCATCATCCACAAGGCAATGCAGCCGAAGATGAATTGCACCACACTGATATATTCAATTGGCGTCATACGCCTCCTATTTGTAAAAGCTCTTACTTCCGATGAGCCCTACGACGAACATGAGTAAAATGAGTAACACAGCTGATTGCCACCAGAAATGATCGATCATATAGAGTCCAATGAAGAGTAGCATTGCCTGTATGAGCACCATACTCGTAAAGGCATTATTATTCTTCATACGTCGAGCTCTTTGCAAATCGCAATGACATCACGTAATGTGGTGCTTGGTCGATCATTCCATTTCCACAAACATGGTTCTTTGACTCGCATCGCCACTTTTCGTACGATGACTTCTGGTTCAATATTCTCATGTATCTTGTATAGTGATCCTATATTTCTCCCATACACGCGATGGATCGCACCGATCAAACAACACCCTGTGACATGCGGTGAGCGAATGTCTTCCACACGTCCAGCTGCATTGATCGACAACTCTCCCTTGATCCATCCGATCTGTCCATCTTCATAGAGTTGCCAGACGCGTTTGATGGGTTTTCGAGAAGGATTACTCAACGTATTCAGCACCTTCAACTTGCGAGATTTTGACTTTTCCGGTTGTGGACTTTGGCCGTTCGAAACGTACCTTCTCTTGGATGGCTTTTTCAGATTTCCGACGTTGGTGCTTGGCGAGTCTCGTTTCTGGTTCACGTTCATCATGCTCCTCCTGGATGATTTCTTTCATCTTCTCCATCTCAGTCTTTCTTGACTTCGTTGGTGCTTTCGCCAGTCGCAGATCTTTGAGCACTTTAATGACTTTTGGTTTGGCCATCATCTCTTCCGCTTTGGCCATTTCCAATGTCAGCATTTCATAACTCATCTCTTTCAGCTCATTGATGTTCGGTAATCGATACTTTCGCTCAGCTTTTTCTTCTTCCATGAGAATGGTATCAACATTTTTTACCGCACCTTTTCCAAATACCGGTGAACCACTCATCTCAG